TGAAGGCACCCGTCGCTGATGCAGTCACGGACGTCGGGGTGAACTCAGCGCTGGTGGCGTAGTCCACCAGCGGATTGACCCCAGGCTCAGGCTCTGGATAGGTTGTTGTTCCCACACCCCGAGTATCGGGAATAGCTCCGCCTGTACCCTGAAGGCTTTGGAGATAGCGGATGTTAGAGATGATGTTCGAGAGCATCTGGTTCAACTCGCCCAGGAACCTAAAGAAGGGCCAGTTGGGAACACCCATGTTGTTGAGGGCCTCATTGAGATCACTGACCGCCTGCCGGAAGCCCTCGCTGTTCTCGTAGGCAAGGTATAAAGCCGCCCCTACACCGGCAATGAGCAACGCTACACGGCCCCAAGGAGTCAAGCCTATAACTGCATTCAAAGCGACGGTCGCCGCCTCAAGGCCCTTAACGGCAACTGCTACTGCTATAATAGAAGTTGCCAGGTCCTTGAGCGGCTGCTGGTTCTCGGCCGCGAACTTGATGATCTTCTCCAACTCTTTGCTGGCCAGGTTGATGCCATCCTTCACGACGCTCCACGCATCCCCGGCCAGTGTAGCCGCGTCCTTCAGCGTTTGCCCTGCGCTGGCAGCATTGCCGTCCGTGGCCAGCGAGCTTATCGCGGTCGCTACAGCGTCGAAGAGCGCGCCCAGCCGGTCCAGCGTGGGCTTCAAGTCCTCCGTCATCTTGTCCCACGCCTTCTGAACGTCGGGTGGGATGAGGTTCCGCGCAATGGTCCCCGCCAAATCGGCAGCGGTCTGAAGCAGACCCTTGAACCTGTCAGCACTGCCGGTAAGTGTGTCCCATGCACCCTTGAAATCGCCTGACACCAGTTTAGCGCCCATGTCTCCGATGACGCCGATCACGTCCTTGATCTTCCGGACGACCTCGTCAATCTTCGGTCCGTACTCACCCCCAAACAGGCTACGCATCAGGTCGAACTTGTTCTCGGGACCGAAGTACTCGACCAGTTTCTTCCCGAACTCGATGAGTTTCCCACCGACCTCCAGAGCCTTGCCGATGCCGTCGGCCAATTTGCCCGACCACTCGGTGATCGCTCTCTTCACCTTCTCAGATCCCAGGAACTCCAGCAATCCCTTGAGTTTGTCTCGAAGCACCTCGAACAACGGCTTCATGAGCTCGCGCTTCGTTTGTCCCATCCAGTCCTGAAGGTTCGACATCATGCCCTCGAACGTCCCGGACTGAGCGTCCATCATACCGCCGAACTTCTTTTTCATCAACTGAAGTACAACTTCGCCCGCCTGTGGCAACGGGGACATAAGTTCGCCAGACTTGCTGAATTCGAGCCCATATTGCCTCAGCTCGTCTCGTGTGACGACTCCTAGTTCTTGCCAGCGAGCTATGGCCTCACCCGTAGCGCCCGACATGAACTTTCCGAGGTAAAGCGTCGACTCCTCGAAACCCATGCCTACACCAGCGGCTACGTCTCCGGCCACCGTCCGTATCTCGGTGCCAGACATGCCGAACCGCTTGGCCGATTCCTCGCTGTGCAAGCCGAACGACTGCAAGATCTTGTCGGCGCGCACAACTTCGGGTAGCTCGAACGGCGTCCTGGCCCCGAAGTCGGCCAACTCCGCTAGCCGTTCCTTCGCCTTGTCCGTCGAGCCCAGAAGCACCCCGAACTGTACCTCGTACCGCTCGAACTCCGCATTGCCGGCCACCAAGCCCTGAGCCAGCCCCGCCGCGGCCTCTGCAACCGCCTTGATCCCCAGTGCGGCCAGGCCGATACGCCCGAGCGTGTCGACCAGCGCGCCCGCGGCGCGCGCAGGCGCAGTGAAGGCTGAACCAAGGCCGCCCGCGGCGCTCTTGATGTGATCAAGCGATGCCCCCACCGCCCGAAGCGGGGCGCTGGCCAGGTCCTTGCCTAGAATCTCGATGCTTACGGTTTTGTCAGCCACTGTGCGCGCTCCGTATCGCAGTGATGACGTTGTCCGCGGTATCCATCAGTTCGATTGCCTGCAACAGTTCGCCAACCGGCAGGTCGTCTATCTCGTCCCAACGGTAGACGGGGAAGCGGCGGCAGATGCAGATCTTCTGCCACATCCATTGCCATTCCGCACTTACGTTTGATTCTGCTCCGCCGATCCATCGGGCGAACTGTTCGAGATCGCTTTTGGGACGGACACCGTCGCCGTGACCATCGCGTCCGCCGCCTCTGCGAGCTTGAAAATCACGTCTAGCGGCAGCCTCCCGATGGCCTCCGCACTGTGACCATCCGGTAGGTTGCTGTCCGCCGCAAGGCGTGCAGGGTACTCCGCCGAAAACGTAATGCTGTCCATTGCGTCATCGGCCTTCGCTTGCGCGCCCCAGCGCAGAAACTCCGGCGTGATGCGGTTTCGGTCGAAATCGACGTAGGCCCCCTCCGCGTAGAAATCCAGGGCCACGCGCACCAAGCGCGGCTTGGGCTTGATCCTTTCAGTCATGCTACCTCCTCTCAGTAGTAGGTCCAGGTGCTTGTCTTGGTCAGGTTGATGGTCAGCGGCACCAGACCGCGCGCGCCGAAGGCACCGTCAGTTTTGCCAAGAACCGCCTGGCCGCTGAACCCACCGCCGGGCCCATTGGCGATCACCGTGACGGTTTGGCCATCGGAGCCCGCCAGCGACTTCAGGTTAGTGGTGGACAGGAAGGCCGTGACTGCGATCTGTGTCCCGCCCTTGTCCTCCGCCATCATAACGATACTGGAGTTCCCCATGCAGGTATCGTCTACCGTCGCCGTCTCTGGGCCGAGACCAGAAACTGCTGTGGTATCCGACTTCAGATCGAGACCTCCGATTGTGAGAGTCGTGAGTGCGTCTCTACCGAGTATGTGAGTCATTGCCGTTCCCTCCCGCAACGCCTATGCGCCGCTCGTTTCCCGCCAGCGCCGATACCCCCATCAGCACCTCCTAATCTACCGTCCACACGTCTACCGGCACCGTCGCCGCCAGGTAGTCCGTGCCGCCGTACTCCTGAGCGTTGTATGTGTACGTCCCTGTCTCTGAAGTGGAGCATGTACCGCTCAGCGTCGTATCCGAACCTATGGCTGCCAGGATGCTCCCGCTTCCGGTGGCCGCCAGGAAGCCGTCCAGTTGTTGCTGGGCCGCCACATGTCCGGGCCCCAGGCTGACCAGAATCACCAACCGAAAGCGGTACTGGGTCACACTGGACAGTGTGGCCAGATCCCCACCGGTATCGTTCTCGATGACCGCCGCCGGTGGTTCGATGGAGCCAGGGGCCTCCGGGTAGCAGTTGACGCCGCTCACGGAAGCGATGGCGGAGGACAGAGCAGCGCGGATGCTGCTGATACTTGCCATCAGAACCTCCGCTTCAGGTGTTCGATCTTGCGTTTGATGTCGTCCGGCATGCCCTTCGGCACCGTCACCAGCCCTGTGGCCGCGTCCGCCTGCACGTCGTACACCTGTGCGTCCTTCTGCTTGTAGTAGTAGCAGTTCAAGCGTGTGGCCGCCTGGTTGATGACGGGAGGAGCCGATGAACTGTACCCCCAGTCGCCCGAGACCATGACACGACCGGTCGTGTTGAAGATCCACGTCTGCCCGGGCTGGAGGGTGATGGATCCATACGGTGGGCCGGACGGCGGGTCCAGCCATACGTCACTGGTAGCTATGACCGACCCGTTTTCCGACGTGGTCCCATCCGCGTTCCGCAGGGATGACAGGCTGTATAGATCCTCCCCGAGGTAGAGCGTATCCCCAACGATGCGGGCAGCGCGCTGATGGTAGTATCTGGCGCGCGCCGTGGTGACGAACGTCCGTTTGCACTCCGTGTCGATCTCATCCTTTACCCGCGGCAGGTTGGCCACGATGAGAGCGTCGTCCGCGGTGTCCGTGGCCCGGAGCCCCAGCGCCTGCCGCACCTCTGAGGACGTGGTGTAGTAATCCGTCATGTCGCTGCCTCCGCTACCGGCTCCTCCACCTCGAAGGCGTCACTGCCGATCACATCTGGCTCTGTGGTGGTCCAGGTGAAACGCCACGTGCCCGGCGCAAAGATCAGTACCTCCGCTCGATAGTGCCCATCCCCGACCCGCGCCAGCGCGCCGCCGGGATATGTGAACTCGGAGACCACTCCCCACGGGTTCAACACTCGCAGGCTGACGGTCTTCGGGTCGACCCTGGTGCGACCGTCGGGAGAACCGAAACGCTGCTCCATCGCAATCCAGCCGCCGAGCGGAACTACGGTTCTTCCTTCGTGCCAGGTCTCACGGGTTGCCGAGTCTGGACACATACACCACCCCGCTCGTTGCCAGCGTCCGCACGTGGATCACGTTGTGGGCGCTGTTGTCCGCGTCGTATCTCACCAGCCGCTTGCTGTCGCACGCGTTGTGCACGGTGCCGACTGCGGACGTTGTCGCCTGACCGATGGCTACCTGGTGCAGTTGCGTACAGGTCGTGTGCACCGCCACGTCAGCCGAGGTGACGAGCGACGCGCCGGAGTAGTCGACGTTGGCGCTGGCGCACGTTATGGCCTCCAGCGGCTGATAGCCCGAGCCCTGGCGCATGGCCAGGCCGGGCACGTAGACGACCTCTGCGTAGGTCTCATCGCCCATGTTGGCGAAGCGTCGATTGTGGCCGGCCTGATCGACCACCACTGTAGTTATGTCTGCCATGTTCGCCTCCCCTGTAACGGCAACTGTAACGGTATCGTTACTGTACCATCGCCGCCGGGC